GTAAATTGTGTTTTATGGATGGCGTTGTTGGGATAAAAAAGAGTTACAAAGATAGGGCTGGAAACGATATGCGTTTTTGGTATGGAGCATGTAAACCTTGTGTGTCAAAATTGAAGTGTAAGTTCTGTATGAAGGGGACAGCTGTTGATGTATGGTGGGTCGATCTTATGAGTGTTCCGATTTGTGATTCGGAAAAGTGTCGTGAAGACTTGGGTAGAATGCGCTTCGGTGAAAATTATGTGCAACCTGGTTTACGAAAAAATATGCAGCGTACTAGTTTCAAAACAGAGTCAAAGAAAGGGAAGCAATGGGAAGTTGCAACACACAACAAGTCGAATACAGTCATAGAGCCAATATACTTTGAGTTGGAAGGACAAGTTATGGGGCATCTATCAGTTATTCATGGACATTATGTTACTGCTGGTCATGTTTTTAACAATCCAAAAGAAAAAGGAACACCAACACGGGATGAGAAACAACTAGAAAGGATGTTCATCGTAGACGGAACCAGTAGGATTCCGGTGAAGTTGACAGAATGGAATGTTTATTCAGAAGAGAAGGATAAATTGGATCTAGCTATAGGACCAAAAGCGTTATCGAAGAGTAGACAAGTTGGAATCCCAAGTGTTCAGTCAAATTTTTGTAGTTTTGTTCGTAGAATGAAAGGTGAAGGAAAAGAAGCAAAAATAGATGTTAATATCCATGCTCTGGCAGGAAATGTTTTAGATATGCCGGCTGGTCAAGCTTGGGCATCAATGAAGTATACACATGACGCAGAGACAATAGATGGTGATAGTGGTGCTGAAATGTTTATAGGAGATAGGATGATGGGGTTGCATTTAGGTGGGATTAAATCACAGAAGAAAAATTGGTTTATGCCCACAAACTTTATCACTGCCAAAATTTTGCAGTTAAAATAGGTGCCCCACTCCGTACCTTTCTGCCGATGATCATAAGCAAAGAGTTTGGTAAAGTAGATATCGGTCTTACGAAAGTGGGGCGATTACCTTACAGAAAAAGCTATAGACCAAAGAAGGAAGGTAAATATAATAATGAGGAATTGATATATTTTATGGAAACAGAAAACTATCCAATGTCTCATAAGTACGAGCGGAACCAGAGTGATATAGACACGTCGTACAAACAAATTAAGAGCTATGCTCCTAGAAGGTATGAATTTGATTGGGGAACACTTAGGCAGGCTTTCGGGTGGCTTGTGGCAAAGTATAGAAGTTATTTAAAAGGGTCATCAGTTGCAAGTCGTGAATGGGCGGAAGCTAAAATTAAGAAAAAGAAGTCACCTGGATTGCCATTCACAAAATTTTGCGCAACAAAGGAGGATTTATTTGCGCATGATGATTGGCCTTACCTTTTTAATATGTATTTTAAATCATTATTTCATGAGGAAATATGGCCTGTTCTCCTGGAGGTGAACGCTAAGAAAGAACTTCGGGAGATAGGAAAACCACAAAGGTTGTTTGAGTGTGCAAGTGCTGACCATGCAGTGGCTGGAAAGATGTTTTTTGGTGAACAGAACGACATGCTGAGTAAAAATCAGTATGAAATTGCTGTTGGTTTCAATCCTTGGGGAACTAACTGGAATACATTTGTTAGATCGTTTCAAGATACGAAGAAAGTTACGAGTGATTTCAGTCAGTATGATTCATCAATATGTCCAACACTGTTGTGGTTAGTTTGTCGTATGCGTATTATGTGTTTAATGCCAGAAGATAGAGATGTTTATGGTTTTGCTATTGAAAGTTGGTATTATCAGTTGATTTTCGGTTTCTTTGTTATGGAAGATGGGTTTGTCTACCAGAAGGAAGGGGGTATGCCAAGTGGTGTCATGACAACTATTCAAGACAACTCAATCATAAATCATTTGTTATGGATGTACGCTTTTATTTATTTTGACACAGAGGCGACGTATGTTCGTTACCTTCTTGAGTTTAGGCATAAATTTATGGGTGATGACAATTATACGGGGACAGATTGGCCTATGGTTGAGGCATTACCAGATCTTTGGTTGACTCATTTTGGTATTATTACGAAAGAGATTACAATATCAGATAGACCGGAGGATCATCAATGGTTGAGTTGTAGTACTGAGTTGATAGGTGATACATACTATCCAGTTGTGAATTACGGAAAAACTATTGATCAAGTGTTGTATGGGGAAAATAAGCACGACAATCCTAGTGCGACATTTGTAAAATTGTGTAGTTTACGTGCGAATGCTTACAACCACAAAACGTTGTATAGGTTTTTGACGCAGATGGCATCTTGGTGGTTGATACAGCACAATAGGGAGATAGTAAATTGTTGTAATGCTGATTTCCTATGGGTGGTTGTGAAGGAATTATTTTTTGAAGATGAGAGGATCGCTGAAATGTGGGGTATTCTTGAGCATATAGGTCACTTTGATAAGATTGCAACACCTATAAGCAATTAAGCATGCCAAATAAGGGCGATAAGAAAGAACATAAAAATACCACCCATACATTTAGAAGTCCAGGTGGTCCAGGAGTGAATCCTATTCGCAATTCAACAATTCCGAATAGGTCTTTGCACTCAGTAACAATGCACCGGGGTTTAGGTGGTTTTAGAGGACGAGGAGGTCGAGGACCTAGAAGGGGTGGAGGTCCACATTCGCGGAAACGCGGTGTTGGTAGAGGCGCACATAAGAAGATTTCAAAGAGGAAATTTTTTTAAAATAAGTAATAAAATTCGCGTCTTTTCGAAGCATAGTTTGGGCCATGAGGCTAGAAAAGGAGGCCGTATTAAAACCAGGCACAGAGGAAGTGCTGGAGGGATGAATTTTGAAACTACAAAATTTTCGATTCAGTATGGTGATTGTAAAGGTGGTTCGACATTGCCATCTGCTAATTATATGATGGCTACACCTTCCAGTGGAGCTACTGGATTGATTGGTTTTGTGGTTGCACCATACTCAGTAGGCTCAGAAGTGGCTTCAGTTGCGCAGTATTACGAGAAGTATAGAATTAAGAACTTGTGGTTATCGTATAAGATGGGTAATAATAGCCTGCAGAATGGAGATTTGATTATGGTTATTGAGGGAGATCCAGTTACTGCTGTTTTGGGCTTTATTGATCCAGTTTCGAATACATTTACGATGGACAGGTTGGCACAAGCTGTTTGTAAGGTGGAAGGAAGTATACAGGCTAACCATGTTGTGAAATGGGAGAACAAAGACAAATCTTGGAAGTTTACGAATCCAACAACTTCGGAAGACTTGAGATTATATCTTTCAGCTTGTGTTTTGAGTTTGTCTAATATCGGTGTAACGTCGCCCACACCTCAGGCTGTTATGGGTAAGTACTTGCTTGGTGGTACCTTTGAGTTTCAAGGGAAAGGTCCCCCAACTGTATTGCCAACACCCCAGATGTCTGATGTTGAACTGAGAGCTTGGGCTGAGAGAATGGCAGGCAATCAGCGTATGAGTTTTGAAGAGTTAGCTGTATTGGTTGAGAAGGAGAAATATATGAAGAGGGGTTTGAGATACATAGCTGAGAAAGCAATGGATGAAAAAGATCCAGTTGACCAACCTGATCCTGAAAAGTGGTCTCTGGGTGAATTTATGAAGTATTGCCATGAGGTGAAAGATGGTACAGTGAGTGATTACTTTGGCAGTAAACATCGTTTTGATGAAAAGTCGCAACTCCAAATGAGTACTAGAAGCGAGTCAAAGAAAGTTGGTTACAAAAACGATTTGTCCCTGCCAAATGATAAGGATACTATTAGATTTAATAAAGATAATCCGATGAAGTTCGGAGAGTATAAAAGTACAGTTTCAGGTGATAGAGTTGGGGATGATTATCGAGAGCAGCAGCGTCACAATTATGAATGTCGGGACTTGAAAACGGGGAATATACCAATAGAACGTCCTAAACCCATGAGTTGGTATTGTGATGAAACTGACACACCGTACTCGACTGATATGGAGGATGATTGTGATGACGCATTTCTACATATGGCTGATGATACGATAGCGATGTATGAGAATTTGGTTAAGAATGGTCAGAAGAAACAGTATTTGGGAAAGATGAAAGCTATGATGATAAGACTGCATAAGAAGGGTCTTGATTACACGCATAACAAGTGTTACAAGGAGTTTCGTTGGTGTAAGAATTGTTTTAGGAATTTGATAATGATTGATACGTGGTACCACTTACCAAGGAAGCGTAAGCCAACCTATGTAGATAACGATGATTTTTACAAATGTGAGGTGTCTGGGTTGTTGTACAAATTGGAAAAGTATACTCCGCCGATGGGATTGAATGATGGACCAGTTCCAACAGTCAGTATAGCTGCTACGCCAGCAACTTACTCACAATTAATAAGTGGTACTCTAAGCGCGACGATAACTTCCCCTATCACAGTTTCTACTATAACAGGCCCAGTGAAGATATGTGATGGGTCTAACACGGCTCAAATGTTGGGTGTGGATTCTAGTAACAGGATTAAGGTTACGGCTGATAGTAACTCGATGGGTGTGAGCGCTAGTATAGGAAGCATAGCAGGAGGATTGGCAGTTCCGGTAACTCTTGGTACTGGGGTTGGACCATTGCCAGTATCTATTCGCGATGTAGGTGTTACTACTAGTTCTATGTATGTTAGTGCGCAAGGAGTTGCACGTATTGGCCTAGGCAAGAGAGAAGATGGTTCGGGTGAGCGTGTAATTGATAGTTTTGGTGCCACAAGAGTAAATGTTGCAATTCCGAATAGCGCAACTTTTATCGGTACTGACCCTGATGGTGGATTAACAGTTTCGCCAACTGCGTACGACACTGGTGGTGGGTTGTACCGAACGATGCAGGCCGATGGTAGTGGGAATCTGAAGTGTTTGACAGGGATAACAGGTACAATTAGTGCAAGTATTACGTCTGGTACCGCACCATTGGCTGTAACGGCGGTTACTTCTGATGGTTCAGCGTCGCAGTTTCCTTTAACTAGAGTAGGAACTGATGGTTTGGAGTATTTACCTGTAGGAGTTTTGGATGCTGGAACGTGGGGCGCGACGGTAATGACGACCACACACGCCCAAGGTACACAAGCTACAACTATGGGTTGTCTAGTGGGCCACCAATTGGTAAGGAGTGTAGATTCGGCTTATGTGGTTTTGAAAGCTGGTAGGGGTGGTGGAACAGACCCAAACCAGACGTCGAAGATGTACAGTGAGGTAGGACAGCCTGGTCCATTGTATAGCGCATCTAGTTGTGTTGGAAATGTGCAAATAACGGCAACTACAAGCGCTCCCGAAGAGACAGGTTGTAAGAGTTCTCTGAGCACCGACGGAATGGGGTCTGACACAATTGTCAGTGCTGTGGGAAAAAGAATAGTGAAGGATCAGAAGGAACAGAAAGAGAGGCTTGATTATGTTATGGTGCGCAAATTGCCGTTGAAGTCTGAGGAAGAGAAGGCAATGTATAGCGTTAAGGAATCAATTAAGAAAATTGAAGAGAAGGATGACAAGAAGAATGTTGTCAAATTGTAGGGTTTTGACTAAAGATAGTTTCCCTTATAAAATAAGATTGAAAAATCAGAAAGTTAACCCTTAGGTATTAGTTTAGACACGTAGTGGAACTATTTATCCTGGGTTATTTCTCTGGAC